GTATTGTCATGCACTGGACGGCCACGCCCGGCGCGTCGGCCCTGAATGAGCGAAATTATTTCAATGGCACATGTATTGCGGACAAACGTTTTGCCTCAGCGCATTATTTTGTGGATCGCAAGGAAGCCCAATTGATTATCCCTGAGAATGAAGTGGCCTATCATGCACATGACCAAAATCGCTGCTATGTCAGTTTTTTAAAGCCAAATGCCAATACGACAGCAATCGGCGTTGAAATGTGTGTTGAGAAAAATGCCACGATCCACAGTGAAACCGTTCAAAATGCTGCTGAATTGGTCGCTGATTTATGTAAGCGGTATGACCTTTCTACAGACAAGATTGTGCGGCATTATGACGTTACAAATAAAAGCTGCCCGGCGCCGTGGGTGAAGGATTCAAGCCAACTGGCAGCATTCCGTAAAAAAGTCGATAGCATCTTGGGTAATAAAACAAAATCGGAGCCGAAAAAGGAAGCGCCAAAAAAGCCTGCAGCCAAAAAGTACACGCTGCCGACTGGGATTTACAAATATAAAAGCCCGATGATGAAAGGAACGTCCGTCCGGCAGATTCAAGAGGCGCTAGCTGCCCTTTATTTCTATCCGGAGAAGGGCGCGAAAAATAACGGCATTGACGGGTATTACGGGGCGAAAACGGCAAACGCAGTCAAACGATTCCAGATGATGCACGGTTTGACCGCCGATGGCATTTACGGGCCGAAGACGCGGGCGAAGTTGGATCAACTCCTTAACTGAGTTTGTGAAATTCATAGTAATTGAAATTGAACAATTTTGTTCGCTATCTGTACTAAAAAGGATTCAAAACGCGAACAAATCCGCCCTCTGTGAACAAAACAGGGGGCTTTTTTCTATGCAAAAAAGAAAGCCTGATTTCACAGGCTTTAGGATGTCTTTTTAGTTTACATAATGTTGAATAAGGGAAGTTGACCACTGTAAAGCGCTAAAACATTTCACAAACTTTTTAAAAATCAAGTCATGAGTCTCTCGGCGATTTGAACATTTCCGGATGCGGCTTGTGTTATTCCGGATGCCGTGATGATTGCGGCAACTGCCAAGCAAACGGCGAATATTTTATATTTCAATTTCATAAAGGCATTCCCCTCTTTGCGTTTGTTTTCTCGCTTCCTCAACTTTTAAAAAGTATTCTGCAGCCATTTTGTAATTCTCTTTATCATTATAATATTTTGCTGTCTCAAGTGCCAAGTCCTCAACGTCTGCATACATTTTTTTTGATCTTAAATAATGCAAACAATTTTCTATCCCTTGTACATCCGGCCCTGCCAAATAAAGCGATCGCAGAAAATCGAATTTTTTTAGATAGACGAGATTTTCGGTTTTGTTGGCGTAATCAATACCCGATTCGGCTGCATCCTTTGCCGCCTTGATCATCTTTTGTTTAAATCGCATTTGTGCCAAAAGGAAATATGCTTGAGCCAGCGGATTCGAAACATGATCATTCACAAAAATTTCAATAGCCCGATTGATGTGGTTGCCGGCCCGGTCGAAATCATCCTGCTCATAGCAGCATACGCCCAAGTTATAATTAGATCGGCCGATAAGCTGCGATCGTTGTTCATCCTCTGACATTTCTAATGCTTTGTATAAGTGCCTTGCGGCTTGTTCGTAGTTTTTAACATCCATGAAGTTACCAGCCAGGACAAAATGACATTGAATGATTCTCACAGTGTAAGCCGGGTACTCTTTGTATATTTCATATGACTGTTTAGCGCAGTGCATCGAAAAATATGTCTGCTTCATGTGATAGTAAACTTCTGCGATTTTGAAATAAAATTCAGCTTTTTCAATCTCATCTTTGACGAGAGGAAGCTTTTTTTCTGCTCTCTTATAATATGTTATGGCCTCGATGTATTCTCGATTATCAAATTCATACATCCCGCGAAATAAGTTAAAATAAAAGTCCAAGATGCCTTTTAAGTCAGCTTGTTTATTCTCCAAATTTTCCAACAATTCAGATATAGGAAATCGTTCTTTTGAATCAACCAACGGCTCAAGGTAGTCGAGCATAAGACGGTGCCGAAATTCCATCAGTGAATAATACAAAAGCAAGTCCTGGTTTTCTTCCATGTTGTTAATTTCCTTTGCTATCTCACTTCTCATATATTCCGCATCAGGAACCGCGAATTTCCTTATGTATTCATACCACAAGTTGATTTTATTTCCGACCGATGATGACGGTATCAAATCACTTTTCAATATCCTAACCCCTTTCATACATTTCTTTACATTTCTAATATTCTATCATATTTCTTTAATTTGGAATAAGAGGAAAAGGACTTAACAACAAAAGTTTTGTTTTCGAGAACTTTTTTTTAATTTTAGGGTTGATTCGTTCGCAAATTGCGAATATAATAAACTCAAGATAACCGAAAGGGGAAATGAAAAATGGCAAAAGCGATCAAATATATGAGTCAAAATGAAAAATTCGAGAAATGCTTAAACGAAGCGTGGGGCCTCCATTTTGATGAGTTCGCTCCGGAACTTGATAACCTCGAAGACAAGACCATTTCTAGTATACTGTTTAAAGTTTTATCTGAACGTGATTTAGCTACTGAGGGTCATACACACGTTCCTCTGAAACACATAAACAAAGTCGATAAATTTATTTCCAAGTGGAAAAAATATATTGAAGACGAAAAAGAAAAATCGATGTACAAGGCATTTTAAAAAGAGTTTTCTCCATATTTTTAAAAGGTCGAGGGCTGCGGCCCTCTTGTAAAAAAACATCGGCACGAGCCGGGAAGGGGAATAAAAAATGGAAAAATTCGATTGGAACGATCATCTTTGGATTACTGAATGCCCATATACTGATGTAGTTGTAGGTGAATCTGACACGATAGTTAGCGGCGACGACAAATTGAATTATGTTGTGGATTTTACCAAAGGCGAGGAGAATGTTTTCCTTTATACTGCTAAGAAAAGCGACGCACCAAAGGAAGGAAGAGGTATTTCTCTCACAAAGGATCACCTACCATTCTTAAAACAACTTGTAAGAGACCTTGAGAAAGTTACCAAAAAGGGCGATTAATAAAAAAGGGGTGGTAGGGGTGGTTAGTTTAAAAGTGATAAAATGGTGTTTAATTATTCTCGGCGGTGCTTTCATGTTCGTTTATCAATGGATATACCGGCCGACACTCGGAGAGTCCGCCGTGATAATTGTGTTCACTTTGGGATTGGTGTTTGCGATGGCGGTTAGAAACTGGTTTTATGGATTGGTCTTGGTTCTGATCAGCGCTTTCGCCGTCGTCTTGTATGGATATATGTATCTCGAAAACTTCAAACAGGTAATCATGATGCTATTAGTCTCTTTGCCGATGGTATCAGCAATATTCCTGCATGTGGCTCAGCATGATGCAGAATAAAAATCAAGTTCAAATATGAAGGTGGGTGCGGGAAATGGGGAGAACAAAATCACTTTCAAAAAGAATCGAAGAAATAAGCATGAAACAGATACTTGAAGTAGGAGACCCGAAACAATTTTTACGGGCAGACGATGTGTCTTGGCTAATCAGAACCGTTTTAAACCAAAAAAGAGAAATAGAAAGATTGAAAAAATCATTAGGAAAGGTGAATGAATCATGAAAAAGCTAATCAAAACGATCGTCACACTGTCACTCTTGATTTCTGGAACACTTTTATTCTCGCAATCTGCGGCGGCTGTTTGGTCGCCTTGGCAAAAGGAAGCATTCGGCCATACAGCGAGGATTTTCACCGACGACACGAATTACTATTCGGGGGCGAAAACAGTTGACTGGCGAGCCGAAAAGAAAGGATCAAGCACACTTTACTACACAGCGGGCGTCTATAAAAAACGTTCTGGCGGCGGCTTAACTGATACAAACCTTGTACAGCGGGGATACTTCAAGCACTCAACGCCGTTAAAGTCTTTCAGCGTCAGCGAGATTCGGAAGCGCACCGGGAAAGGATCATATGTCATTCAACTTGATTGCTACACGGATGCCAAGAAAAACAACTATGTAGGGACGTTTGAATCCAAGACGTTTTATATCAAGTAAGGGGGCTGCGGCTCTCTTGAAAGGGGAATGTAAAATGAAATTTATCGAATTGACGTTTGAAGGTGAAAAATATTTGGAGAATGTTGACGAAATAGCGTCCTTTTGGAGAGACGGCGAAAATTGCAAGGTCGTTTATAAAAATCAAGCGGAAATTACGGTCGGAGAAAGTTATGATGAAGTAAAAAGGCTGTTGGAAAAAGCAAGATACCTTAACCCGTCGGCATTAGTAGGTAAAAAATAATCGAGGGCTGCGGCCCTCTTATCATTAAGCTGCCAGAACAGTGGATCGGGAATACAGGGAGGCTATTCAAGTGAGAAAAATTAAAAAGTTTCTGTTTGATGATGTGTATGAATTCAAGCTAAACAGAATAAACGTACTAGGATTAACCCTTTCAGCTATCTGTCTTATAGATTACGCATTTAAATATACAATTCCTGAGATTCAAAATATATTTCATACAATCCAAATGTGGCTTTAAAATGCATTAACCAAAACAGCGGCCGGATCCGGGAAGGAGAATGAGCATGACTGATGAACAAAACGAAAAAATTAGAAGAATGTATGAGTATTATTGCAACAGGGAAATAAACAAGCCATACGATGAATACAACCCTGAAATTATTCAAGTGATATTAGAGATACTTGACATACAGGGTCACAAAGTAAAGGGAGTTAATGCGTAAAACAGCGGCCGGAGCCGGGAAGGAGAATGACACAATGTGCGATTGTTATCAATGCAACATGACAAAAGAGGAATTTGATGAAGGTTATGAAAATTATATCGAACGGGAACGGCTGATCGAAAAAGCGCGCTCTTTCCATGTGCCGGGACACGGTCCGGACTTTGAAAATATGACGATTGTCGAGATTAAGAGACATATTAAATTCATCGAAGAATCGTTCGAAATGGCTTTCGGTGAAGATGACGAGGGGGATAACGATTTATGAATTTCATTGATGATTGGATCGAAAATATAAAAAAACTCATAGATTCGGAATATGAAAGCGCCTTTAGACATTTCAATTTAACGGCAGATGATATACCGAAGCGGACGAGTTTTGCAGAAGATGAAAATGGAAATCAGGCTCTTATGATTGATGGAGAACCGGTTTTAATCATCCGCAAACCCAAATACTCACCGGGAAAAGCAACATGGAAAATTGATCGACTATACGAGCGGGAGGCGGCGGAGTGAAAAAGGAATTTGAAAACTACAGCGCGTATCTGTTAGCCCTCAGAATTAATAAAGACAAGATTAAAAGTTTTCATTTTGACCATGTTTTAAAACGGGGATATATCGAATTTAAAGAGGAATAAAAAAACCGCCATACGGCGGCCGTCCCGGCTAACCCAGAACCCTGGTTTTATTTTAACATAAAGTTCCCAAAACGAAAACTTTACGCCCTTTTAAGTCATCTTTTGTTCCCGTTTTGCATACTATTTAATAACAACAGGAAAGGGGAAAACAAGATGAAAACAAAAATCGTCCGAAAGTGGTCGAAAATGCCGCAGAAGGAAAAAGACAAGATCGAGCATATTGTCGCTCTCATTCTCGCGGCTCTCTTATTCGGTTGTTATGTCTACATCGGGTATTTGGTCACTTTACTTTGAAAGGGGAGTTTTCATATGTGGGGAGTTCATCAGCGGTTGGCCGAATTATGGAATATCCAGAGTAACCAAAGGGCGTTAACCGAGGAAGAAATGAGCGAATTAAAAATCTGTCTGGATGCAAACTTAAACAAGTGTCGCAAGGTGGCCGCCTTAAAGAACCTGTCTTTGCTTGCATCCATGACGAATGATAACGACTGGCAACACGAGATATGCAACCAGCTTGAAGAATTATATGCCGATTTTCATTGAATAATGAAAGCTCTCAGAATGCCCTATAATCAATTTTAACGCAAGGGGGTTATAAATACCTTTGCGTTATCTTTTCGCCTCATGTCGTCAAATCTGGTGATTATTTGAGGGTATAAATGCCGTTTTGTTTGCAAAACGGGAACACTCGTATTGCGTCGACAATATTTTTATAGTATTCTATCAATAAGCAGGAAAAAACCCGGTTGTGGTGGGCCGGGTCTGTGGGTTTGCTTTCGCTTATTAAGTTGTTTTCATTATACAACGGACGCAGTGCGTAGTCAAACCCCTTTTCCTGCCAAAATTTAGTTTTTGGGAGGTTTTTTTGTGTCTGGAATTATAAAAGTATACAAACAAGAGAATCCTTTTGAAATGATTCCGCGATCAACATTACAAGATGAAAGACTATCGCTTCAAGCGATCGGCCTTCTCGTTAACATCTGTTCCTATCCGGAAAGCTGGCAGCTTCAGAAAACCGAGTTGTACAAGCGTTATCGGAAGAACAAAGAAACTAGCGTCCGCAATGCTTGGAACGAATTATTGGAAGCTGGGTACGCAATGGAGCGCAAATTCAGGAACGGGAAAAAATGGGTTTACGAATACGCTATAAGAACAACACCATTCACCAAAGAAGAAAAAATATCGTTTTCGGGAACGGAAGAAGAGGAAACTGATAATTCTGTTCACATTTTGAGGACTGGATTTTGTAGACCTCAAAATGAGGACTTCAAAATGAGGACTTCAAAACCACGAGGTAATATATATAACAATAAAGAGAATACACATAAAGAGAATACACAAGAATATATAACACATCTATCAATCAGCGAAAATCAGAAATCATTCCTTTTAAAGCACGCTGACAAATTAAAACAATCATACATAAAAGCGTATGAAGAGATTGACGGATTGATTGATGATAAGTATTTATTGAATTCAAAGTTTCTGGATTGTATAGAAGCTGAAAGAGCTGGGAAAATCAAAGGACACTTTAAGCCTTATTTTAAAGCAGCCCTAGATGAAGAAATGAAGCAAAGAAAAGCATTTAATCAAAACGGCACGCCATCAGCATTAGGCGAATACGAACACCGCAGCATGACGGAGGAGGAACGACTAGAATTCGAGCGGAAGAAAAAAGAATTGATGGACGAAACCAAAAGTATTCCTAATTACAATTTTGAAGGAAGACAAAACGGTTGGTAAGGAACGGCGCCCGTAGATGGGCGCTTTTTTATTAATGATCATATTAACAATAACATTAACAATCATGTTATTATTAACATTAACATGATTAAGGGGTGATCGATTTGACTGCAAAAATTATCACGTTTGGCATTTCGAAAGGCGGATGTTCTAAATCCACGACAAGTGGTATTACAGCGTGGCTCTTGAGCCAAGAAAAAAAGGTATTGTGTGTAGACATGGACGGACAGGGGAATTTAACGTCTTTTCTCACGGGAGAATATGACATCTGCAATGCGTTTGAAGAAAGAACCGTTTTAGAGGCCATTCGGGCCGAAGATGCGCGACCGTACATAATACGGGTGTCAGAAAATCTCGATCTGCTGCCGTCTAATGATTTTCTTGCAACGTTGCCGAGAATCATGTATCAAGAAAAGCGCAGCATGGATGCTCTCACAAAAGCATTAAATCCCGTTCTGGAAAACTATGATTTTATCATCATAGACACGCCGCCGAGTTTAGGGGAACAGACGGTTTTGAGCGTCAGCGCTTATTCTCCGGCCGGCTCCTTTGCTGTCATAACTTTCGACGGATCGATGTTTTCTTACTATGCAATCCAAAAATTTATAGACATTATGGACGTGGCACGAGAAAAATATAATCCGAATCTTGATTTTGCTGGCATTTTGTTTGCGATTATAGACGCAAGAGCAAAGGAAAATGAACCGATGATTGAAACAATCGACGAGGAATACGCAGGCAAACGGTTTTCAACGATCATTAAAAGAAAAGCAGCCACCCGGCGCCTGCCTCTATATGGATTCGAGAACAATAAAGAACTAGAAAACGCCTTGGAGCATTATGTCCCATTTGTGAAGGAGTTGAAGCGACGTGTCGAATAGCAAGAACGATATCAAAAACGCCATACGTCCAAAAAAGAGCGCCGCTGCAGCATTTACAAGCGCATTCCCGGACGTTAACAATAATGATAATAATAACATTAACAATCATGTTAACAATAATGATAATGTTATTGATAACATTATTGATAACATAGACAAGCCGAAATATGTTCAAGTCGGAATTTATTTTGATCCGGAAGTCGCGGAAGCGCTAAAAGACCTAAGCAAAAAGAAGGTGCAAAGCAAATTTGTAAACGAGGTTGTGAAACAGGCATTAAGAGAACGAGGTTTGCTAAAAGAAGATTTTTAGAAGGCTTTTTGCCTTTTTTTGATTTGATTATTGTCAATTTTGTTCTCATATAGTATACTTTGGATATATCAAATGATAACAAAGGAGGGTCGCAAAATCTTTTTTGCGGTCGTATCTTAGTTATCATGACCTAGTACACCTTACTTACATTTTTAAGATATCTTTGTTTTTTTCTCGGGAAGGGGATTACCATGGGGAGTGGAAAATTCGATTTTGGTTGAATGGAAAGGGCGGCAGTTTTCGCCGCCCTTTTTTCTATAAAATTTCTTCGTAAATAAAATTTTGGTTCGTGTATAATTTTATAGCAAGCATTTCAGATGCTTGTTTTTATGGTACAATAATAGAACAGATGTTCGATAGGGGGGCGTTAGACAGTGGAAGAAAATAGCACCGAATGGGGAAAAGAACGAGAGATCAAAGAGTGGATTTTACTTTTGATGAGGCATGGGGGCGAACACCATATTGATACTCGTCAAATCGCTAACGCCTCGGCAATAGTCGGGCTTATTTCGGATTTAGGTTTAGTGACAGAATCCGAAGCGAAAAAATATTGTCCATAAAACAAAAAAAGCCCGTATTTTATTCGCGGGCTTTGCTTTTATTATTAAGTTTTGTATGATCTGGCATTCTATCCCGCACGGCCATTTCTAATAATTTTCTGAGTGGTTCTAATTCTTCTTCTGTTAATGGCCGGCCATCCCAGTGTAAATTTTCTTTTTCTAGGATTTCTCTAATGTTGTTTTTGTCAGCTTTAGGGCTTGGATCGTCGGTTAAACCAAGAATATAGTCTGTTGATACATCGTAAATCAACGCCAGCTTTTGAAGTTTCACCAATCCAGGGAACCGACTTTCCTTCTCATATGCAGCGTATGAGCTTTTCGCAATCCCTAGCTTTTCCCCTACTTGCTCCATTGTATATCTATTCGCTTTTCTTAAAAGATATAAGCGCTCTCCATACATTTTTAATATTCCCCTTTCAAAAAGTTTGCATACTGTGTATTATATCGTTAATTTACGCGAAATGAAAACGAATCGATACATTATTACGTTTGAAGTTCTCGAAGGGTTTCACTATAAACAAAAAAAGTTCTCAAAAAAACAACTTTTTTCGAAAAAAAGGGTTGATAAGTTCGCAATAAGCGAATATAATTAAATCAACAGCAAGAAACGGGGGTGAAAGAAATTGAAAAATCGCAAAAAGCGAACATGGTTGATCGAGAAAAGAAAAGCAGCAGGATACAAAACTCTTCACGAATTTTCTAAAGTGGTCGGGCTTTCACCTTCTTACTACTGTGAGATAGAACAAGGTGTAAAAGATCCCGGGGGAAAAGCTGCTTATAGAATATCCCAAACGTTAGGCATTGATGTATCTGTTTTTTTTGCCGATGAAGTTCGCGAAAAGCTAACTTTAGAGGCTTGAAAATAAAAAAAGTTCTCAGAAGGGGGAAAAGATGAAGGTTAAAACTTCTGAATGGCTGGCGCACACTGGCGAGGAAAGATTTTGGATTCTGGAAAACACAGCTTTCAGGCAATGGAAAAGAAAAAATCGAAAGGGTGAATCAAAATGAGGGCCTACAGAAAGGAAGCTTACAGCCGAAACAAATTCGATCAATGGAGACTCGGGGAGTCTGGAGGACATATTGGCCTTGAGAAGAACGGGAAACCAGTTTTCGTGTTTCAAACAAAAGCGCAGTACGAAAAATACTTGGCATTAAACGCCGAAAGGATTGCAAGAGTATGAGCAGACTTATCACAATGGCACGGTTCGACGAAAGAGTTCCGGCGCCTGATTTCATTGGGGCATGCGAAGGATGCGGAAGCCTGATATTGAAAGGCGAAGATCATTTTGATAACGAAGGTGAGTTAGTTCACGATGATTACATTTGCATGAAGGAGTATTTCAAAAAAATTGCGGATTATGAGCAATAAAAAAACCTTACTAATCCATAGTAAGATTTGAAAATTTGACCGTTAAGCGTGCCAGCGCTTGCGGTCTATATGGAAGGTTGAACTAAGTATCTAACTAAGAATTATATCAGCCTTCCGAATGAAAATCAATAAAGAAGGTGCGGAAATGGCGAAAGTCCTTATATCGACAGAAGGAATGGAGCGTCAAGCATGGTTAGAAGCCCGGCGGAAAGGGATTGGTGGGAGCGATGTTTCTGCCATCCTCGGCCTTAACAAGTGGAAAAGTCCCATTCAATTATACATGGAAAAGATCGGCGAAAGTCCTTTGGAAGATAGCGAAAGCGAGGCGGCAAGACTCGGCAATCTGTTAGAGGACATTGTTGCTCAAGAGTTCAGCAGAAGAAAAGGGCTGAAAGTGCAGAAACGGAACGCGATTTTACAACATGAGAAATACCCGTATTTTTTGGCAAATGTTGACCGCCTAATTGTGGGCCGGAAGGAAGGTCTTGAGTGCAAGACGACGACGGTTTACAAGCGTGATGAATGGACGGCAGACAGCGTGCCAGATGCGTATTTTGTTCAATGCCAATGGTACATGAGCGTAACCGGGTTCAAGAAATGGCATTTGGCTGCCCTTATATTAGGTGACGTTGTGAACCCTTGGCGATTCCATGAGATTGAGCGCGACGATGAATTGATACGGATCATGGAAGAAAAGGCCGCCTATTTCTGGAATGAACAAGTTTCGAAAAGGGTTCCTCCGCCGTTTGACGGGTCGAAATCATCAAAGGATTTACTTGATGCCATGTACCCGGAGCAGATCGAAGATTCAATTGATTTGCCGGGCTACTTTGATAAAAAGATCGAAGAATACGAACAGACGAAAGAAAAGATCAACGAACTGACAGAGCGGAAGCAGGCCATTGAAAACGAGATAAAGGGAATTCTCGGCGAAAGAAAACATGGTTTTGTCGCTGACAAAAAAATCACTTGGTCGAGGTTCCCAGTAGAACGCTTTGACAAAGAAAAATTCAAGAGAGAGCACCCTGACATCTACAGGCAGTATGTGAAAGAGGGTAACGGTTCAAGATTTTCAATTAGGTAACGAAAGGGGAAGATGGCATGACACAAGCAGAGAAATTAAAAAATGACATAGCGAAGCAGGAGCAAAAAAACGAGGTTGCTCAAGATGATAAACCAAGAACAATTCTTGATGTAATGATGGAACGTAAAGCGGCCTTTGAAATGGCTTTGCCTAAACACTTGGACGCCGACAGATTGATTCGTTTAGCGGTTACGGAGTTCAGAAAGAATCCAATGCTTAAAGAATGCACGCCCGAGTCTTTACTTGGAGCAGTTATGCAAGCGGCACAAGTCGGATTAGAACCGGATGCGCTTGGATCGGCATATCTCGTGCCTTTTTACAACAAGAGCAAGAGAGTTAAAGAAGTTCAATTACAGATCGGATATAAGGGCCTGATTGAATTAGTCAGAAGGTCAGGCCAAGTGACAAGTATTGTGGCAAATGAAGTCTATGAAAATGATGAGTTTGATTTTGAATACGGGATAAACGAAAAGTTATATCATAAGCCGACGATGGACGCAGATCGCGGCAAACTCAAATGTTTCTATGCTTATGCCCGATTCAAAGATGGCGGCCACGCCTTCACAGTCATGAGCGTTGATCAAATTGATCAGATTCGCGATAAATTCAGCAAATCGCAAAAGGATGGGAAGCACTTTGGCCCTTGGGTTGATCATTATGAATCAATGGCAAAAAAGACGGTTATCAAACAGCTTGTCAAATACATGCCGATAAGCGTCGAAATTCAAAACCAGATCACAAGAGACGAAACGGTGCATTCAAGTTTCAAGGAAGAACCAAAACCGATTTACGATTTTGAAGAATCGCCGGATATTATCGAAGCGCCGGCGGCTGGATAAGAACACGAAAGGATGATGAAATATGGCCGGATGGGTAAAGCTTCACAGAGAAATATATGATTCTGATTTATGGTGTGATGCCGTAACCTTCCGGCTTTTCATTCTCATCATCGGCAAGGCGAGTCATCAAGACGGCGTAAAAGTGAACGGCGTCGAATTGAAAAAAGGCCAATGGATCAGGTCTTACAGAAAATTAGCGGAAGACCTTGCATACAAAGAGGGACGCGGCACAAAACAATATTCTTTAAGCACAATCAAACGCAGCGTTCACAAATTGATTGAGTCTGGAAGGGTGTCAATACACGAAACGGAACTAGGAACACTCTTTACGGTTCTGAACTATGCGGAATATCAGGATTTTAAGGACTTGGCAGAAGAAACTACGAACGGAACCCGGAACGAAGTAAGAACGAACCCGGAACGAACCCAGAACAAAAACAAGAATGCAAGAATGCAAGAATGCAAGAAAAATAATAATACTAAACGTTTGGATTTTGATGAAAAACATATGAAACTGGCTGCGCTGCTTTGGAAGTTTATCCAAGGGCACAACCCGAGCGCGAAAAAACCAAACTTGGAGAAATGGGCCAATACTTTTAGGTTGATGATGGAACGGGACGGCCGTGAAGGAAAAGAGATTCAAAATTTAATCAAATGGTCTACCAATCATCATTTTTGGTATAAGAACATACTCAGCCCCGACAAGCTGCGTAAACAGTACGACCGATTAGTGATAGAAATGAACGACGATAACAGAGGGGGGAGACCTGTTGCAATCGCTGAACGGACTATTGACGAAGGGGAACGCTACAGCTTTGAGAGCCGAAACCCTTGGGGGAAAAACGTGCGAGAAGTGCGGAAAGACGTTTCAAGTTATTAAAAAGACGATCGCCGGCAAGGAAATGATCTTTGATGAGTGTTGGGCCTGCAAAAAGGAAGAGGAAGACCGGAATCTTGCTGCAGAAATCCAAAAGCGGAACGAGGAAGCCAAGAAAAAAGCGGAATTTGAGAGGTTAAAAAGCTATTTTATGGATCACTCTTTCATCAATGACAACTTGAAAAGATGCACGCTTGATACTTACACGATTAGCGAGCCTTTTCAACAAAGAGCGCATCAAATCGCAAGTGAATATATTGATTTGTTTTCGCTGGAAGAACCAAAAAGCTTGATTTTGTATGGCTCTTACGGCACAGGGAAAAGCCATTTAGCGGTGTCTGTTGTTAAAAGGCTTATACAGAAAGGGCATACAGGGATATTCGTATCTGTTCCGAAACTGCTGCAGGCTTTTAAAGACACGTATCAGAGAGATTCAGAAATTTCGGAAGGCGATCTCTTCCGGGCGTTAGAAAAGGCTGATTGTTTGGTTTTAGATGACATAGGGGCCGAAAACACAACGGATTGGGCTTCCGGTCAGATTTTCAACATTATTGACTCTCGGCAAGGGAAAAGCACGATTTTCACGACGAATTTAGACCCTACCATCCCCGCGGAAAAAGACTTTAAACAATCGCCCGTTGGGTTAGAAATGAAGATCGGCAAACGGAATTTTAGTCGGGTCATGATGAACGCCCGTGTTTTAAAAATGATCGGTGAAGACTTTAGAAAAATGTGAGGAGGAGCCAACGTGTGTAATTTATGTAGCGGTCAGAAGGTTGTCAGGGTAGAAAATTCCAGCATGGTCGCATTCCATGCCTGCCCGAATTGCAAGATTGAGAAACAAGACTTAACCAACATCATCGAGCAGCTAGAGGCAAAAATAGCAGCATGGCAGCAGCAGGAGAAGAGCGCATAATGTTTAGGAGATTCGCGCCGGGCGACTGGGTTGCCTTCAAAAAGACCCCGCAAAAAGCGTGCGGGTACGTGCTTCATTCAGAAGGCAGCAATATTTTGGTTCTGAAAATGAACGGATTCACAGCAACATGGCACGAAGTAACCTTAACGAAACTATCACCAAGAAACGCGCCAAAATACACGCAGGCGGACGTCAGAGCGTTGATAAACGTCGCCCTAGACGTAAAGGATAGGCAGTGGTTTGAAGAGCTTACAAGCGAATTAAAACGCATTCAGGAGGTAGAGGGATGAGCGAAAAATACGCGGTGTACGACACATTCACAGGTGCAGTTGAATTTTACGATAAGGAAGAAACTGCCTTGAAAGATTATAATCAGGCGTCAAAAGACATATCCGAATTTTTGGACAGAGAAGACCTACCCGAATATGTCTTTCTATTCCAGATCGTCAAACGGGAGGAAATCAAATAATGCAAAAGATCAAAAGACTCATCGTCCGGCTGATCGGGCGGAAAAAGAAGGAGCAGAAAAAAGTGTTCGAATGGTGGGATTTGATATGAGATTCATTAAAAAAGAAGTCAATTCACAGTACGGCGGACTATTCAAAAAGGTATTTATTCAAGAAATGGTTAAGGAAAACGACCGCGAATTGATCCAAGAAACAAACACGACTTACATCGTGGGTATTCCGGTTAGATCGGTGACGGAAACGCGACCGCCGAGTTTGAAAGACGCTTTTAAGCAGGCGTGGGGATAGGCGAAATGACAGCGATCAAAGCACTACCGGCGCTGCTGTCCATCCTGCTGCAGGCCGGATACAGGGAAAAACAGATCGAACAATGGTTACAAGATGACGGGAGGTAAGGGGAATGAGAGAGATTAAATTTCAGGCATGGGATTTAGACGCTGAACAAATGTATAACTGGGAAAGCATTAGACAACTCTTTCATGAACATTTAGATCATCCAAGGGTGAAGGTCAGACAATACACCGGATTGAAGGACGAAACTGGCCGGGAGATTTGGGAGGGAGACATCCGAAAAGACTCTCTCGGTAGAATTTTCAAGGTTGTTTTTTACGACGATCTAGCCGCATTTTATGGGGAACATCCCGGTGGGCTACTTCAGTCTCTTGCCGATTGCGGGCCGGATTCAAAATATCTCGGAACAGTCTATGAAAATCCTGAACTATTGGAGGCGGCGGAATAATGATCAATTACGCCAATCGCGGAAAGGCTTTGCAAATGCTGATCAACAACACCAACGCAGTATACAAACAAAAGGGCTGGGCTTTGGTTGATGAAGTCCCTACGCCATCCAAAAACATAAAAGGCCGGATCATCTACGAGAGAAAAAGCACGGTGGACTATTACGGCATTTCGCAAGGGCGCGGCATCGCATTCGATGCGAAAAGCACCAAAGAAACAAAACGATTCGACCTGAAAAACGTTCATGATCATCAAGTGCAATATCTCGACCATTTCCTGAAACAAGGCGGCATTGCCTTCCTGTTGATCGAGTTCGCGAGATTAAGAGAATTCTATTTTGTGAGCATCCCGTTTTTCTTGGAATACTGGAACGCAGCCAAGAACGGCGGCAGAAAGTCAATTCCATACGAGGAAATTAGATTCAACTGTGATCCGATCAGGACAAGGCGGGGCGTTCCGGTAGATTACTTGGAACACTGCTTCAAATAGGGGGCGATCATATCAAACGCCTGATCATCCGTTATAAGAACCAATACGGGCGCTCTGTGGGGCATGACACCCTTTGGAGGGGTTTAGATAGCCTCATAGAGTTAAAACGTCGCTACGGCTTTTTAAACGAAGATTTGGAGCATGTCGAGATCGACGGTGAGGAATGCGATTTGAAAAAGGTAAGGGCTACGCTTGAGAAGCGCGGGTAAAAAATTTCGGCTGAGAATGTCGATTCCTGTCGGAAATAGACGAAAGGTGGAAGGGAAATGGCTGTTAAACTACACCGCCATATCTGGTGGGATAAGCATGGGACTGATGAAATTTTGAGCAAAGACGGTAAGGAACGATTAAAAATTGTTAACGGAAAATTAGAAATCGAACTACTTTTAACCGGAGATTCCAACAGGTCGAAAGTGGTGCGGCGCATTATGAAAGCAGTGGAAGAAATCGTAGAAAAGGAGAATGCAAAAGATGCTGAATAGAACGGTACTTGTCGGGCGCTTAACAAAAGACCCGGAACTGAGACATACACAAACAGGGCAGGCGGTTGCCAGCTTTACATTGGCAGTCAATCGGACATTTAAAAACAAGAACGGAGAAACGGAAGCGGACTTTATAAACTGTGTCGCTTGGAGAAATACGGCTGAAAATATTGCGAATCATCTGAAAAAGGGTTCGATGGCAGGCGTAGACGGACGTCTCCAAACACGAAGTTACGACGATCAGAGCGGACGCAAGGTGTTTGTAACAGAGCTTGTCGTTGAGACTGTGCAGTTTCTCGATCCAAAGGGCAGCGGTCAGGCTGATAGCAGGCAGCAGGGCGGCGCAGAACGGAACCAGAGCAGCGGGCAGCAGGGGAATAGCTTTCCAGACGATCCGTTTGCCAATGACGGCAAGCCAATCGATATCAACGATGACGATTTGCCGTTCTAAGGAGGCTACGGCATGACAAGGCGCGTTGTTCAGTGGTCGGCAATTGATTCTGATAGGGAGAAACTACAGGTTATTACCGTTTTCGAGGAAGGCATAAGCAAGCAGGATGTTAAAAGGGAAGTGCCGTTCAGCAGATGGCACGGCGTTCTATACAAAACTGAAAGGGGAAAAGGTTATGACTTCAAATAGAAACTCAAGCAAGCATGGAGAGGTAATAGTGTGGAAGATGACGGAGGAGCAGCGGCAGGCGTACATCAAAAAACACCCCATCGTCCCGAGTGACGAGCATTTGAAGTATTGGGATTGGGACGGCGGAAAAAGGGAGCGGAAGGCATGAAAAGGCAGTTTCGTAGAAAATCAAGCGCTGTTGATCTAGTAAATTGGATAGCTGACCATAACATAGAGTTAAGCAAGCAAAACCGAGCGTTACAAGCAGAAAGCGAGCGTATGCGGGAAGAACTGCGATTATACAGACAGTTTTTTAAGAAAATACACGACGAATTGGAGAAAAAGGACAGCGATTTCATCAGGAAAATCGAAACATATGATTTAGTCGTGAGAATGGGACTTTGGGCTATAGAGCAAGGGAGGTTTGGCAATGTGCATTCTTGACGAAATCGGCTTCACGCCGGAGCAGTATTTTGAGTTGAAAGAGAAAAGGATGACAGACGAGGAAATTGCATACGACGAATTAGATATCTCACCTTGGCATTTGGCGCAATGGAAGAAAAGACACGGTGTCAGAAACGGAAAAATACGCCACGGGAAGAAGTTCACTCGTGAGGAATGGGAAGAAAAGCGAAAAGAAGGGCTAACAGAACCGGCAATCGCTGAATTTTTCGAGTATAAAACGTTTTCTATTTACTTGAGATACAAGAGAAGTCTCGGCATCCCGCCAATGACAAAGAAAATCGAGCGCACGCCGGAACTGCTGGCCGAGATCAAAAAATATCTGGATCAGGGGCTTTTGATCAAAGAAATCACCGAGAAAATAAGCGTAAAGATGTCCAGTGCCATGGTTGGTAGAATTATAAGAGAGGAAGGTCTGCATGATGAGAAACCCGATCATAAACAGCATATTCGAGAAAATAGAAAAGCAGCAAGAAAAGGGGCTTGAGAAATACGGAACCGAGGTCAAAACGGATTTATACAGCTTGCGGGGATGGCTGCAGCACGCTCAAGAAGAAGTTATTGATTTAGCAGTATACATCGAGACGGCTATACAGAAGATCGACGAAATCGAAGGGAGAAAAGAGAAATGACATTAGACGTGATCATAAATGTAACTTACAAGAATGGTATCAAAAAAGAATATAAGATGATCGGCGACGTTAATTTTGACGAAGAACCATCAGAAGAAGTGAAGGCGGGTGCAGCCGAGGAGTTTCTGGATGCATTAAAACAAGGGAAGATGTATTTTGCACATCCGAAAGGCGGTTTCTTAATAAACGGACATGAAGTGATAGATACGGAAATCGAATTAGTGATTAATAAAAAGGGGGAATGAACGATGAAATACTTTGAAATCCATGAACCATATTATGCTTTGATTGCGGCGGAGGACGAGAAGAAAGCGTTGGAGGTATATGTTGAAGTGGCCGCAGATGATGATGGAACATTAAAAGATAGCATCAAAGAAGTCAGTCGACAATATGCACTTGGATGCGTTGGGGATTTCACCTTTAAAAATAGGCTTGAACTAAGTGTCAGCAAGCTTGTGAGAGATTTTAACAAAAGAGAAAATGAGTGGCTAATAATTGACGGCGCTTTGGCATGATATTAGATATTTTTGCTTGGTTTGGTATGGGGTGTGTCGTCGGGCACATACTGGTTTGGATATTAAACAGGAGGAATAAGGCATGATCATAGCATTCAAAATCATACTGCTGCTCATAATTGTCTTATCGTTTTTGGGAGCGGTCGGGGAGAGGGAAAACAAAAATCTACGGGATAACATGACGGCTATCTGCATATCGTCAATGTTCAGCCTGATTGTTTCATTCATCATGTTATAGAGGGGGAAAAGTCTTGAATTCAGATAAAAAAGAACGAAAAGCAAAAATCCGAGAAATCGAGAACCATTTACGGCATTACAAGTCTTACAAAGCCGGAATCGAGAATATAAAACAACAGCTTGAGTGCATCATGCCGAGCATTACGACAAGATATGAGGCAAGGGAAGGGACTACAGGAACGTTTGACATCCGCAGCAAGGTTGAAGATGCAGCAATCGACCGCATTGAAGGGAAAGAAGCTTTAGAACTGCGCCAAGAAAAGGAGATTTTTCAAGTCATCGTAAATTCGATAGATCGGGCAATAGACAACTTAGAAGAAAACGAGCGCTTATTTGTGGTCGAGCGTTATATAAACCTTAAACGACTATCAGAAGTCGCGGAAATCACCGGATACCATGAAAGCTATTTGAACGAAGTAAGGAACAAGGTAATGGGGAAACTGTTGATAAGTCTAGGGAATATCTTGAAACTATAATTTTTTTACCTTAAAAGTTCTCGAAAAGCTTACTTTTTCCTTGGAAAAGGCTTGGAAAAGTTCTCGAATAGTGTGCTATTATATTAAGTGAGAGGTTTTCCCCTTTCAATCGATCACCTCTTTCAGAGAGTTGCCGTCATTCCCCCGGCAGCTTTCAATATCACTATAACTATGTACATTTGGCGGCACTGCGAATACGCGGGGTCGCTCTTTTTTATGCCTTCACGCGTTGTAATAGATGGGAACTTACGCCCGGCTATTGAATAGCCAAATGGAACCACTTTAGAGGCCATTGGGTCGGTGGGATAGGTAGTAATTGTGGGGCGGAGCAGGGCACTTGAAGATGTGGGTTAGGGTGTCCAAATTTATGTGGTGGCGTTGCGTTCTCAGGGTGACGCAAGCGGTTAAGTGAATGGGTCAAGGGCCGCATCAGACTATCTGCCAAGTGTAGAAAAGTTTCCTTGAAGCGTGTTAGGCGTTTCATGCAATAGCCCATGCGAAGCCGATGCGGTGATGTATATGGGCAGAATCGACAAGCGGCTTGCACGATGCAGGTCGCTTTTTATGTTTGTTGTGATGCGCGCCCTGTAAGTCTTGGGACAACTACCGGCTAACGCCAAGCGCGGGCGCGGCTCAGAGCAAATAAAGGAGAAAAAACTATGATTCTACGACAATATTTACAGGATAAACGAGAGGAAGAACGCGAGAAAGCGAGAGAATCGGCCCGAAAAACTCACAAGTGTCATGGATGCGTGTGGGGGACATGGGCCGGAAATAAATACGTCTGTCCGTTTGGGCGGTGCGTGAAAAACAATAAGGAGTGATGGCGAATGTCTCGAAGTGTCAGATTCTATGACAAGCCCAATGATACGTTTGTGACGGTATCAAAAGATAACCCATTGCCGGTTACAAGTGCAGGAGGCGGCGGCACGCAGAGTGTTGATGTAAACAACTGGCCGGCCACGCAAAAGGTTTCCGGAAGTGTGGGTGTCAACAATCATCCAAAATGGCAGGCAGTCGGCGCGATGGTTCAAGGGCAAGTGGCGGCAGGAGAAGAAAAGATGATTGATCTATCTTCTCAAGGCGTTACATTCATCGAGATTCAGGCATCCCCGGACAATACAGTCCCATTAAGGGTTGGTGATGTCCCGGGATTTACAGCCTTTTGGGTGAAGCCGGGAGAAATGCAAAAGTTCTATTACGGAAAAATCTATGTATCCCATTCGGCAGATGCGGCGCAAGAGTTTGCTTATCAGGCGGTTAAATACGGATGATCAACAACAATGAATGGCTGGAGGCGGTGAGGATGTAGTGAGTAAATTGACGCCGAAACAAAAAAGATTCGTGGATGAATACTTGATCGATCTGAACGCGACGCAGGCTTATATGAGAGCGGGCTACAAAGCAAACAGCGAGGCCGTTGCTGGCGTGGAAGGACACAAGCTACTAAAAAACCCTAAGATAGAAAAGGCGATTTCTGAGGCAATGGAAAAGCGCTCGAAACGAACAAATATTACTGCTGACAGGGTGCTTAATCAACTTGCCAAATTTGCGTTTGCTGATATTCGAGACTTGATGACATGGGACGAGGAAACCGGGCGAATTACCCTGCTACCACCCGATCAGATCGACGGTTCGATCATTACAGAGTTGACGCAAACAATAACAGAAGTGCCATACGGTGAAGAATTAGTAGCTGATAAGGTCACAACGAAAGTGAAGCGTGGCGACCCGTTGAAGGCGCTTGAGCTGATCGGCAAGCATTTAGGTATGTTCGATCCTAAAAATGCTCATATTGATGATTTATCGAAGGCACAAGTCGAGAAAATGAAGGCTGAAACCGAATTAACGAAAGAACGCATCAAGCTGATGAAAGGCGGCAAAGGAGATACAGCACTTATCGAAAATGTTGCTGAACTGTTCAAAGCCATGAACAAAGGTGAAGGCGATGGAAATTAAGTTTTCGCCAAAACAACAAATGATCATAACAAGGCCATTCGATCACACATTAGAGGCCAACGAAGGTACGCCCCGTTCTGGAAAAACGACAGCGGGGCATTTTCGTTATGCGCTTTATTTGAGCCTGACGCCTGACCAGAACCATTTGATTGTGGCCTATAACCAGGAACAAGCATACAGGCTTTTCATTGACGGAGACGGAACCGGCTTAAAGCATCAATTTGGGAATCTGGCAAAGGTCAAGCATGACGATTTGGGCGACCATTTAGAAGTGCAGACGCCATCAGGCATAAAGAAAGTGTATTACAAGGGCGGCGGTAAGGTGGACAGCGTGAAAGCCATCACGGGTATGTCTCTCGGCTCTGTCGTCTTCTGTGAAATCAATCTGCTGCACATGGATATGATTCAGGAGTGCTTCCGGCGGACATTCGCGGCAAAGATGCGCTATCATCTGGCCGATCTTAACCCTCCGGCTCCAAATCATCCGGTCATTAAGGACGTATTCGAGGTTCAGGACACACGCTGGACGCATTGGACAATCGACGACAACCCGATTTTGACCGTTGAACGGAAACGGGAGATTTACAACACGCTTGTCAAAAACCCATATCTCCTGAAAAGGGACTGGGAAGGGCGGCGTGTGAACCCTCAAGGCGTCATTTACAGCATGTTCGACCAAGAGCAGCACGAAACAAAAACACTCATCGGGAAGCCTGTTCAAATGTTTTTCTCGGCTGATGGTGGTCAATCTGATGCGACGAGCGTTTCATGCAACATCGTAACGATGATTGACAACAAAAAGGCCAATCGGAAGGAATACAGGCTTAATCGCGTGGCTCATTATTACCATTCCGGGGCCGAGACAGGCCAAGTCAAGGCAATGAGTGTTTACGCAAAGGAAATCAAAGAGTTTGTTAGATACTGCACTGAAAAATATCAGATGTTTTATGCGGATTTCTTTGTCGATCCGGCCTGTAAGTCATTACGAGAGGAATTGCATTTGCTCGGGATTGATACGACGAGGGCTGACAACAACGCGAAGGACATCAAAGGAACATCGAAAGGCATTGAGGTCGGTATTGAGCGGGCACAGAACGCGCTATCAGAAGGATTGTTCTTCTTGGTCGATGATGACAAATTCGATCATTACCACTTCATTAAAGAAACCGGGCTTTACTGCCGGGATGACAACGGTAAGCCAATTGATGAGAATAACCACGCAATGGATGAGTTTCGCTATAGCGTGAACCATTTCTATAAAACTTATGTGATAGGGGGATAACCATGAAAGAAATCAAAATCAGATCGGCGGAATTTTCAGGAACAGATTCTAAAATTGAATATAGTGCGTTCGAGGGCAAAAAGTGCATATATGGCAGCACAATGAATTTTTCTCTTTTGAACATAGATGAAAAATTAAAAAATGAATTACTTGACGTTTGTAGGCGCATTGTAGAACATCTATCCGGAAACGAAGAAAAACATGATGCCAAAATCAAAGACCTGACAGCCGACAAGATCATAGCCGGGACGATACAGCCCCCATCAAACAAACCGTTAACGCCTACCGTTTGTGCTCAACCTTTATTTACTCAAATCTATCTATCTTGGATGCGCGACCCTGATGCAGACCATTATGAGGTTTACGGATCACGGGAACCGGGATTCGCAGCAACTTATTCCACCCTTTTATTAAAAAGTAAAACTCATGAATTTGTGCATGAGGTGGGTGTAAATGAAAGATGGTTTTATCGCGTCCGGGCAATCGGTAAAAACGGAAAAGTGAGCAATTTTACGGAGGAAGTTTCAGCAAAGACGGTAAAGCCGTGGTACAGCGGTGTAGCTGCAAAAGCTTTGCCGGAATGGGAAGAGAAGATCCAACTCGGCATTATGCAAAAGCTATCAGAAGAAACGGATAAATAAGGCGGTGACACAATGTTCAAGGGTCTAGTCGCAAAGATAAAGGGGGTGCTGCAGAAAATGGGTATTATCAACGAAATCCAATCAATCACAGATTTAGAAGGCATTCCTGCAACGGATGCCTTTTATACGTATATCGAAAACGTCTGGCTCCCACTGTATCAGGGAGAGTTAATGAATTACAAAGAAGAGCCTTTCCACGAAATTGAATATACGACAATCGGCGGCGGCAAAACGACCAGGCGCATGAAGAGCCTGAACATGCCGAAGACGGCCAGCGAGGAAATGGCGCGCCTCATTTTCAACGAACGATGCAAAATAAACATTTCTGACGATACAACGGCCGCAAATATTCAAAACGTTCTCGCGGACAACAATTTCTATAAAATGTTTCAGGATCACCTTGAATACATGTTTGCGCTTGGTGGCATGGTTATGAAAGTGTACCCACAAACAGACCGGCTCGAGCAAAAGAAGGTCAAGATCAGTTTTGTCACTGCTGACTGCTTTATACCGTTGTCTTATTCAAATGGACGGATTGAAGAGGGCGTGTTCTTGAGCACATTCAAAAAAGGCGACAATTATTATACGTTGCTTGAGTGGAACCGTTGGGACGGCCCGAAATTCGTTGTCAGAAATGAATTATTCCAATCGTCTGACGAAAGCACGCTAGGAACACGAGTCCCTCTAAGTACCATCTATGATAATCTGCAGCGTGAAGTTGTATATTCCAAACTTACGCGGCCGACATTCATCTATACAAAGCCGAATATCGCGAACAATATCGATCTCCAATCACCATTGGGGATTTCTTTGTTTGCAAATGCGATTGATGACCTTTTGATTTTAGACACGATTTACGACAGTTTCCTGCGTGAATTCAGGCTCGGCAAAAAGCGGATTATTGTTCCGGCCTCAGCCATTAATTACGTCATAGACCCAAAAACGGGCGAACGACACCGTTATTTTGACGCGAACGACGAGGCAATTCTCGCGATGAGTTTTAAAGATATGGAGAGCCAACAGATTGTTGATACAAGTGTTGAGTTGCGTGTCGAGGAGCACGCCAAAGCCCTACAAACTCAATTAGATGTGGTATCTATGAAATTAGGGTTTAGCGCCGGGACATTCACATTTGACGGCCAAGGGCTGAAAACAGCAACGGAAGTCGTCAGCGAGAACAGCAAAACCTATAAATCGAAAAACAGCCATGAAACGATTATCGAAGAAAGCTTAAAAGAACTGGTTACAACCATTTGTGAAGTGGCAGAGACGCACAAGATTTTCACACCAGCAAAAGATTATGTTGTGACAATCGACTTTGATGATTCCATTGTAGAGGATCGTGATTCTGATTCGAATTTCTGGCTCAAGCTGCAGAATAACGGGAACATTCCGAAATGGTACGCGCTGCAGTACATCCTCAAGATTCCACCAGAGGAAGCGAAGGAACTCATTAAGGAAACCCAGGAAGAGCAAGCGGATGAAATGCCGGACATCGACACTCAATTTGGCGGCGGTGCTTAATGGCGCGCTTGACAACAGAGCGGATGGAGCAGATAACATGGCCCATCGTTCAACTGTATTCAGCAATTCAAACTGAAATCCTAGAGAGTGTCGCCATTCGTCTCGGCCATCATAAAGAGTTGCTCGATCAGAACATAACCGAGTGGTACAACATGAAAATACAGCAGATCGGCGGATTAACGAAGCAGAATATCGAAATTATCTCGAAAAAAAGCGGCCTGGCTCCACCCCTGGTAAAGAAAATATTGAAAGAGGCAGGCTTTGAGGGCATCGATCAAAACGAGAAGGTGCTGCAGGATGCACTTAAACAAGGTGCGGCCATCATAGCAGCGGCACCCGTGGCACAAGACCCGTCCATTTGGGCGATTTTAGACGCGTTCGAAAGGCAGGCTCTGGATTCATTCAACCTGATCAATACAAGCATGTTAACGGGCGCCCAACAGGTTTATATCGACATCCTGACTAAAACACAGGCCGATGTATTAACCGGCTTAAAAACGCCGCAGGAAGCCCTCAGAACCACCATAAGTAAATGGGCTGACAAAGGTATTCCTGTCTTGAGAAAAAGAGACGGGAAAAAAGAGTACGCCGAAGCATATGTGAACCGAATTATCAGAACCACCACAAACAACGTTACAAACGAAATGCAGGACGCGCGTTTTGATAGTTACGGCATTGATTTGGTTGAAATTAGTTCCCATATTGGCGCCCGGCCGAAATGCGCCCCGTATCAGGGCCGGATATTCAGCAGGAGCGGCAGGGACAAGAAATACAAACCCTTATCAAGCACAAGCATAGGGGAGCCTGACGGGTTATTTGGCATTAACTGCGGGCATTTCCAATACCCTTTTGTGCCAGGCATATCAGTGCAGAGATATTACCCTGTAGACGCTCAGAAAAACGCCGAAGCATACAAAAACAGCCAGCGGCAGCGGAGCCTTGAAAACAACATCCGGAAGGCAAAACGAGAATTAGCCATGTGTGAAAAAGCGGGTGATGAAATCGGGGTAAAGCAGGCTAGGGCAAAAATTTTGAAGCGCCAAAAGCGAATGAGGGAGTTTATCGAAGAGACAGGCCGCACTCGACGCCGGGAGCGGGAGCAGATTTTATATTAGGGGGTTCCGTGTTGAAATTTGTAATTCATTTGCTATTACACCTTTTGTTAGGTGTTTTTTATTTTTATATCACGAAGCCTACTTCTACTTTTGAAGTAATGATAGTTTCGTTTGTTTTTATCAATGGCTTTGTTTGGGGTGTCAATGCCGCAACAAAAGAGAAGGAGGTTGAATAATGTTCATTTCAAAGAAAAAATATGAGGAAACGCAGCAGGAACTCCACCAATTAAAAAGCGATGTCGAGGATTTAAAGAAAGTTGTCCGTGATTTGCTATTAAGCCAAACAAAAAGACCAGAGACGAAAAAAGAGCCTTCCTATTTGGGATAAGGCTTTTTATTTTGGAGGAAAAAGACATGAAACTTTTGAAATGGCTACGGATTAAATTTGGACAATCAAGACATGATTACAAACTTGTGAAAAGTCCTAGCTGGTTTCGTTGCTCTAAATGCGGCGACAAAATGTATATACCGGAATGGAGTGAATTTCAATTCCAATTAACACTATTCAAAGGTTGCAAAAAGTAAGTCGCTGACGCGGCTTTTTTTCTTGCCCGTTTATCTGTAGTGGGCGGTAAATAAAACAGAAGTTTTTACCCATTCGGGAGGTTTTAGTATGGATAAATTTTTAAGACTGGACTTGCAGCATTTCGCAGAAGAAGGCGAAGGCGGCGCAGGTGCTACAAATAACGCTGATCCGGCAGCAAACCCGGAAGGACAACAACAGGGCGGACAAGACCCGCAAAACCCTTCTCAAGAGGGAGAAAAAACGTTCACACAGGAAGATGTGAGCAGCATTGCAGCCAAGGAAGCCAAGAAAGCACAGGAAAAGCTTTTGAAACAGTTAGGTGTTTCAGATTTCAAAAGTGCGAAAGAGGGACTCCAAAAACTGCAAGAAATTGAGGATTCGAAGAAAACAGAGGCGCAGAAACAGGCCGAACGTTTGCAAGAGTATGAAACCCAATCTCAAAAGCTTGCAAGCGAAAACGAAAGCCTCAAGGCTCAAATGGCGGCTATTACGGCCGGGGTGCAATCGGATGCGGTTCAGGATGTCGTGACACTTGCTAAACCCCTTGTATCTGACGAAATGGACATGAATGCAGCCATTGCGAAGGTGCTCGAAAAGTACCCGCATTTCAAAGGTGGATCCAGTGAAGAAGATGACACGGCATTCTACACTGTCGGCGACCACAAAAAACAAACTAAAACAGATTCATTCGCCAGCGCTTTGTTTGGCAAATGATAAGGAGGAATTTAAATAATGACAAACGCTATTAACTACGCTCAAAAGTATACTCAGGAGTTAGACCAGGTTTTCCAGCAATCAATGCTTACAACAGAACTCGAAACGCCTAGCGTTAATTGGTTAGATGCGAAGACGTTTCATGTGCCTTCCGTTTCCCTGACTGGCTATAAGAATCACTCACGTAACGGCGGTTTCAATCGTGGAGACGTTACAACTACGAACGAGCCGTATACACTCAGTTTTGACCGTGACGTTGAGTTCTTTGTTGATGTAATGGACGTTGACGAATCAAACCAAGCAGCAAGCGCGGCAAACATCACACGTACTTTTATCACTGAACACGCAGCGCCGGAAATCGACGCTTATCGCTTCTCAAAACTTGCGACAAAATCAATTGATAAAAACCTTGCAACTGCTGAGGATTTGACGAAAGATACTGTTTACCCTGCTATTAAACGCGACATTCTAAAAGTCCGCAAATACGGCCCGGCAAACCTTGTTTGCTACATTTCAAGCCAAACAATGGACGCGCTTGAGCAGTGCCAGGATTTCAACCGACAAATCCAAGTGCAAAACCAAGGCACAGCCATCGAAACGCGTGTGACAAGCATTGATGGCGTTCGCTTGGTCGAGGTTTGGGATTCTAACCGTTTCCACACTTCTTACGACTTCACAACTGGATTCCAAAGCGCGACAGGATCATTCGCTCTTAACTGGATCATCGTCTATAAAGGCTCAATCGTCGCAAAAGTAAAACAAAGCTCAATTTACTTGTTCGCGCCAGGGCAGCACACGCAAGGCGATGGATACCTGTACCAAAACCGCCTATATCATGATCTTTTCGTCTTGAAAAACAAAGCTGATGGCGTGGTTACTTCTCACGTCACCACTGCACAAGCTTAATGGAGGTTGATAACATGGCAATCTTGAGAAAAGAGAATGTAATTTTACGAGAAGATGACGCGGGAAAAATTGCAGAATTGAAGTTTCAAGGCTACGAAGAAATCAAAGAAGATGACTTGAAGCCTAAAAAAGCAGCGAAGAAACAGGAAAAAGCAGAGAAGGAATAAAACCCTTCTCTCTTTTTTATGAGAGGGGGCATGATGATGCCTTACATCACACCGGACTATTACAAGAATGTCTATAAAGGCGCGCAGGCACCAAGCGATACCGATCTTGAGCGCTATATTGAGCGGGCAAGTGACGTCATTGACGAGGTGACAGAATACAAACTATACGGCGGCAAATTCGAAGCATTGCCGGATGGTTTCGTCAAAGACTTAGTTCGGAAGGCAACAGCGGCACAGGTTGAATTTTACGTCATAAAAGGCGGCGATGCGGCCGTGAACGCGGGAGAAGACAGCGGCATGAACAGTGTCAGCGTCGGTTCTTTCAGCTATTCAGGGGGCGGATCGAGTAACTCAAGCGGCGCCTCTAACCGTGACGCCGGGCGCATAAGTCCGTCCGCGCTTTCCATTTTGAGTGAGACGGGCCTTTTATATCGCGGGGTGTTTGTTCGTGGCTAAACCAATCCCGGAGGAGTTGCTGATACATTCTGTGACTTATGAAGAATATACCGGCCGGGATGACGGTTGGGACGACACCCCAGCGGAACCCGTCACAATCACGAAGGTAAGAGTCGAACCAATCACCGGGATTGTACGGAATAACGTCCGTGACGACGTGGAAGGGCAGTCTAAAGTGTTTATAGACCGAACGCATTCAAAGCCCTTCAAACGGCCTGCAGAGCGCTCAAAAATGACGTTTAATGGTCGCGAATACGAGATCAGCAAAGTCGAAGAATGCTATGACGAGAACCCGGGCGCCCCTCATCACTACGAGGTGATATTGACATGAGAAGTAATATCCAGGTTGATATCAGCAACATTCCGGATCGTGTCGAAGAATTCAATCGCGAGGCGCAATTCTTATTGTCTTCTGAGGTGCTGAAAGATTCTAATTATTATGCGCCGATGGACACGGGGGCATTGATCTCTAGTTCGGAACGTAGTTCAGACTTTGAAAACGGTCGCCTCATATGGGACACGCCATATGCCCGGCGACTTTACTATAATCCGCAATATAAATTTTCAAAAGACAAAAACCCGAACGCACGGGGCTTGTGGTTTGAAGCGGCAAAAGCAGCTTTTCTCCCACGTTGGATCATGACGCTTGAACGACTAAAAAGGCGATCAATTTAGGGGGTGTAACGGTGGATTTCTTGAAGCAGATGAAAAAACACATCGAAACGAATATCCCTATTTTCAAAACGCCTTTGTCAGTCGGAGCCTTGACCGATGGGGAAATAACGGGGAATGATATCGCCATCCTTCCGATCCCGGGGACGGCGCCGAACAAAAACCTTGATTCAGGTCAAAATTATGTTTTTCCTTTTCAAATACTGGTCAGACATGAAAAAAGCAGCCTTTCATATTCAACATGCCAGGTAATTGCGGATCATTTAGACACCTTAACAAACGGAGCGGTCACAAGTGCGGACGGCTCCTTTGTTTTTGTCACGTGTGATCTATACGTGACACCTAATTTCGTGGAGCGAACGAAATGGGGCGACATATACACCGCCATGTTTCAGGCGGAACTTGATATTTTAAGGAGTGAATAGAATGGCTCAAAATGAAGGTTTTTTGATTCAATCAAAACATAAATTTCACATCGATATTACGCCAGATGCAGCCGAACCAACATATGTAAGGTTCGCGCGCGGTTTCAGCTCTTTTGAACCGGGTGACAATACAGATACAGACCAAACCGGATATCTTGACGGGGGCGGCCTTAAATCAACATCTGTAATGGGTGGACAAATTACATTATCTTTTGAAGGCCATCGTTATTACGGTGACCCGGCCCAGGATTACATTTTCAGCAAGCAAGCAAAAGTAGATGAACGTTTAACCCGGTTTAAATGGGAAGAGCCAAACGGCAAACTTACAGAAGGTTCTGCGACTATCGCAACCATCGAAGGGCCGAGCGGTGAAGCGGGTTCAAAAGGTGAAATTTCCGTCGAGATTCATTTCAACGGAACGCCTACTATTACCGAACCAACAGTTACACCCTAGCGCGCCCCAGAATCTACAGTACACAAGTACAACTGATTCAGTTACGGTGACCTGGGACGCTGTAGAAGGGGCGACATCATATAAGGTATATAGGGGAGCGGACAAGGTTTTCTATAAAGAAGTGACAGACCCTACATGCACGCTTACAGAAATCGCGCCGGATACACTTTTAACGGTAAATGTTACGGCTGTAAATTCGGCCGGAGAATCACCAATGAGTGCGATTTCAACCCGGACACAACCATCAGCATAAAGGAGCAGATTTGCTCCTTTTTCTTTTTGAAAAATTATAAGGGGGCTTTTACAAATGGCAGTTATCAAAATTGAGTTAGACAAACCGGTACAGGATTTCGAACTTGGAGGCAAGGTGTTTGAAGTCAGATACGACGACGAGAGCCTAAAAAGCTATGAAAAAGTGTATCTGAAAATGAAAAAGGCTTATGAAGATTATGAAAAAATTAACGACTTGGCAGCAACAGAAAAGCAACTGCAAGAGGCAGAGAAGAAAATGACTGCTTTAGTCAAAGAACTGATCGAATTGTATTTCGGGAAAGGCAGCTTTGATCATGTTTATGAAGCTAGTGGGAAATCAATTCTAAACGTTCAAAAAGTCGCGGCATTTGTAATCAAGAACCTGAACGAAAAGGCTACTCGCGATCTTGAGGATAAAGCGGCAAATTACCTAAAAAAGTAGTGATCGTTCATGAAACTGACCGACCGATTCGAGCCAGATGTCATAATTTTCAAAGGCAAAAAAATAAATTTGACACTTTCTTTCGATATCGTTTTGCGCGCGTTCGAACTGTTGGAGGACGATGATTTCACCAAGCCAGAAAAATGGGTTTTGCTTGCGCGAATGTTCGCCGAAAATGAAGAAGATTTAAACGAAATGGATTTTGATGACATCACCTTGTTTGTGGATACCGTTTTCAACAATTTCATAAACGAGTCAGAAGACAAAGAGGAAGAACAGGCCCCGACCGATGGTGAAGCAACAGAAGCGCCAGCGGACGAGGCTATTTTTGATTTCGTGGAAGATGCTGAATACATTTACTCGGCCTTCCTCTTTGATTACAACATCGATTTGCTTGAGCAACAAGGGAAAATGCACTGGCGAAAATTCAAAGCGCTATTCAAAGGATTGAGCAGCAAATCCAGATTTAAAGAAATTATCGAAATACGGACAGCGGAAGTACCGAAAGCCACAAAAGACAATAAAGATGAGGTCGCAAAGATTAAGAAACTAAAGGATGCATTCGCGCTTAAAAAGAACCAGAAAAGCGCAGAGGCTGCGGTTGCGGCGTTAGATGCAAAGCTTGACGCGTTTTCGAAAAGAATTAAATCCGGAGGGAGGTAGGATATATGAGCGACGGACGCGTGGTGATTGATTCGATTTTTGAAACAAGGCAATCAGATCGCGGAATCCGAAACCTCCAAAGGTCTTTGGATGGCCTTAACACCAATCGATACAATGAGCGTCTAAGACTCATGTCAGCCGAAATGAAAGCGGCTTTTCGTGAGTCTCGAGCAGCGCTTATTCCATTCAAACGACAGTTGTTAGAAACTGAATTCAATTTCTTCAAACTATCGCGCAGTATGGGGACTTACACAGGAACGAATAAGCAATTTATGGCGGCTGTTCATCAACTCGGCCTGGAACACAAAAAAGCCACCGAAGAAATGATGAAAAATAACCAAATGATGAAAGCGAGCTTTATTCAAACGGTCGGAACCATGCTTGCGCGCAGCGGACAAAGTGAAAAGATCGCGGCCAATTTCTCGCGCATGGGAAACCCTTTGTACACTGTGAATAATGGTTTACTGCGGGTTACATCAAACCTTGAAAGAATGGCACGTCAAGGGAATGCGGCGGTTCTCGCATTGAAAATGCTAGGGCCTAACGCAAACATGAAAGAATTAAACGATATGACAAGAATGATCAACCAAGGGTTGATGAGATATACATCTGTCGCAATAGCAGCGGCGGCGACGTCTGTTATGTTTTATGGTTCTATCCATAAGGCGGCCATGGAGAATAAAACATATGCTGAATCGTTTAACCGGATGATCTCGACATTACAAAAAGCTTTTCAACCTTTAGTTGATGTTTTCGCGGCCGTCATGCCGTATGTCTATAATTTCATAACCAAAATTGGTGAATTGATCATCAAGTTTAACGAAGCGCATCCGGTCTTATCAAAAGTGATAGCCGGATTTACTTTGTTATTGCCGGCTTTGACATTACTTTTATCGCCGTTGTCTATCGGTATCGGTCTGATAAACGGCTGGCGTGCTGCATTTTCGGCCGTCTGGATGATCATAGGGCCATTAGTAACCGGTCTCGGGGCTATGATGGGTACTGTCATCCTGGTATCGGCTGCGATCGCTGGCGTCAGCGCCGCATTATACCTACTGTGGACTAAAACCGATTGGTTCAAAAAAGCAGTCATCACCGCATGGAACAACATAAAAACGGCCACGCAAACGGCATGGAACTGGATAATGAACAATGTCATTTCCCCTGTCATGACAGCCATTCAAACATTCATCCAAGAAAAAATGGCTATGATCCAGCAATTTTGGAATGAAAATGGTTCGCAAATTATGCAGGCGGCGCAAAATGTCTGGAATGTCATTTCCGCGGTTATCCAAACGGCCATGACCGTAATCGGAACAATCATGCAGACGCTTTGGCCTGTTATAAAAGAACTTGTCATCGGCACATGGCAGGCGATCCAGAACGTCATAAACGGCGCTATTAATATCATCATGGGGATTGTCAAAACTTTCTCAGCCCTTTTCACTGGCGACTGGAAAGGCGTTTGGGAAGGGGCTAAACAGATCATCAGCGGCGCCCTTGAATTGATTTGGGGATGGGTTCAGCTATTCGGAATAGGTCGTTTGCTCAAATTCTTTGGCGGCTTAGGTGCCAAACTGTTAAGCCCTATCAAATCGATGTGGAATAAAATCTCTAGCGTCTTTTCTAGCACTCTCGGAAAGATATGGGGCTGGGTAACAAGTAAGTTTAAAGGCATTGTCTCATCCATCACAAGCTCCATGAATTCGGCCCGAAACTTGATAAATCGCGTCTGGAATGCAATAAAAAGCTTCTTTTCTAGCATCTTAAGCGGCATCTGGAACACTGTGAAAAGTAAGTTTCAAGGCGTGGTTTCAGCCGTTACAAATTCTATGAATTCGACGCGGAACAAAATCAACAGCGTTTGGAACGCCATAAAAGGATTTTTCGCAAATATCCTGGGCGGCATCTGGAATACGGTAAAAAGCAAGTTTCAGGGCATTGTAAACTCGGTTGGCAGCAAGATGGGCGCAGCTCAAAACAAGATCAAAAGCATCTGGAATAAAGTGATGTCCTTTTTCAAGGGAATCAACCTTTTCAGCATTGGCCGAGACATTATCAATGGTTTGATCAAGGGTATCGGATCAATGGCTAATGCGGTATGGAATAAAGCGAAAAGCATCGCTGACGGGGTGACAAACAAGATTAAGAGCGCTTTACGTATCGCATCGCCTTCAAAGGTCATGATCCGGTTTGGTAAGTGGACGGGCGAAGGTCTCGAAATCGGTATGGATAAAAGCGTAAAAGGCATTTTGAAGGCTTCTGAAAAGATTGCGAGTGCTGCTATTCCTGATCTTCCAGATACACAGACGGTGACAAGCAACATCTTTAAAGCCCCATCCATGCAGACGCCACAATCAGACATGTCAGGCATTATGATGGCTATTCAGAACCTTGCGAACGCCGTTTTAAATCAGCCTGTCGAGGTTGATATCCCGGTTATCCAAACGAGCATGAATATCAATAGCAGACAATTCGCCACAGCAACAAACAAAGACATGACGAAAGCACAGCGCCGCCAAGATTTCAGGGATAAACGGAGGTACAAATAATGTCTCTCACTTTTAATGGAGTTACAAAACAATTTGTTCATGCGACAGTCGAGACACAACGGCCGATATGGGCACCAGTCGAAAGGGAATTAATTGAGATTCCCGGCCGCCCTGGTGCTTTTTTCAGAAATACCAAGGTCAAGCCCCGTGTTATTCCCGTTGGAATCATAATTAAAGGCGTTGCTGACTTGCAAAAGGCAAAAGAAGAGGTCGCGGAATGGCTAATCACTGATAAGCCGGCCCCGTTGATTCTACCGGACGAACCAGATCGAACCTATTACGCCATGATAGACGGGGAGGGGCAGCTTTCTGAGGTTTTCAAATTTGGAAAGGGAACAGTCAATTTTGTATGCCCCGACCCTTACAAATACGGGGCGGAACAGTCATATATGATCAATGACCCGACAGACCCGAATAACAACCAGATCAAAAACGGCGATTTCAGGGAAGGGAAAGAACATTGGTTTTCTTCCAATGATATCGGCGAAGTAGTTTCTATATCATCCGATGAAGTCAAATTCAAACAAGCATTCAAAATAAAGCAGCCGGGAATTTTTCTTATGTATTATTTTGATAATCCAGATTGGTGGAGAGGTAAACAAGGCTATGCATCTTGTTGGGTTAACATTCAAAATTCAGCTTTTGATAGTTCCGCCGGAAATGGGGCGGTCTTTCAATTCAGAGCGCGAAAAAAAAGTGATAAATCATATGTTTATTTTCCAGATGATCAGAAACTTACAGGTGATACTAACGGATGGATGCAAATGTCATTTCATTTTGACTTATCAACCCTAACGGAAGAAATTGACCAGCTTGTTCTTTTTATAAGCACAGCGGGAGGCTTCACTGTCATTGAAGCGCAATTCACAGGGTTTATGGTCACTCTCAGCGACGAATTAACGCCTTGGCTTCCGAACGGGACTTCCTATATCGAAAGCAACGGAACGGCCCCGACATACCCTATTATCGAATGTACATTCACGCAAGCGGCTGACAAATACGAGGTTCAGCTTTTAAATGATGACTTGAGCGTTAAAGCATTCGTCCTGCTTAATTTCAATTTTATCGCAGGCGATAAGTTGGTTTTAGATTTTGCCAATCGAGCGGCAACCCTGAACGGAGAAGACAAAAAAACGGCATATCATATCACATCTGATTTTTTCAAGATACCACCAAAAAAAGATACACCAATTAGCGCAACGCAGCCAAGTACGCTGAAATTCACGGACAAATATTTGTAAAGGCAGGTGATCACATGGCAGATTTATGGATTTTGGACAAGAATGATAGTTTGCTCACAATCTTGTCGAGTGACGCCGACAATGCCTGTGTTTTTTGGGACGCAATATTTAGGGAAGAACTGAACAAATCACCAACATTTCAATTTACATGCGATGCCACGCATAAAGACAGCAAACATGTTGCGAGATTGAACCAGGTCGTTTTTAAAGACAAAGACGGCTTTTTTCGTCTCTTCAAAATTCGGGAGATTGACCGGGCGAATGGCGAAAATCAAGTCGGGAAAATAGCGCAATGCGAGCCGGCCGAACTGGAATTGCTTGAGAAGATCATCGATGATATACGTCCATACAACACTACGCAATTGGATGCGCTGCAACGCGCCTTAGTTGGCACTCGATGGAAAGCCAATGTCACAGCAAGCAACGGCATTAATTCAACAAATTTCTATCATATCAGCGTGTATGAGGCTATTACGGACATTATCAACACATGGGGCGGAGAATTAAAGTTTACTGTCACATTCGATACCAAAACAAATAAAATTGTTGAACGCGTCGTTAACATCGTGCAGCGGCGGGGAGCGGATAACGGCACTCGGTTCGAGGTCGGCTATAACATCGAGGAAATTCATGAAACCGAAATGGCTTATCCGGTCTCGGCCCTGTGGGGCTGGGGCGGCAGCGTCGAGGATGAAAACGGAAACGACTCGCGCTTTATTGATTTCGCCGATGTTGTCTGGAGCAAAGCGAACGGCGACCCGGTAGACAAACCAAAAGGCCAAAAGTGGGTGGAATACCCTCCAGCAAAAGAAAAATTCGGCTTACAGACACCGGACGGCGTTATTAACGTTGAGGGAAAATGGCAAGACGAAAACATTAAAGACCCGGTTGAATTACTTCAAAAAACATATCATCATCTTGTCAATGAAGCATCCCAAATACAGATCAATTATTCTTTTGAGGTTGCCCTGACTAACGAGACAGTGGAACTCGGCGACACCTGTCTTGCTCTTGATCGAACTATCCCTGATCCGATCGAATTTTTCGGCCGTGTGATTGCCTTAGAGTATGATGTGTCAGACCAGACTTTCCCGGCAACGGTCGAAATGGGCCAATTCTTGAGCGTATACGAGCCTGACACGCGTCTGGATCAGATAGAGGATAAGATAAGAGAAATCGAACAGGGGCGGGATATAGTCGTAGATGATAACAGTTTTCCAGACACCAAGCCGCCAACACCTACAAAAGTTGTTGTCAAAGGCCTATTTGAAAAAGTTGCTATCGACTGGAACTATGAACCTTTCTCATATATTGCGGCTTATGAAATATACGGCTCTCAGGTGAAAGATTTCACGCCTGATACCGTCAATTTTTCTAACCGTTTATGGAGAGGTAAGTCGGGCGGCTGGATTCATGAAGCTGCCGTTGATCAAGTTTGGTATTATCGCATTCGTTCAGTTAACACACGAGGCACGCCCAGCAATTTCACGGCACAATTTTCGGCGGCAACAACGAGGATTGGTACAAATCATATTGAAAAACAATCAATCACAAACGCCTTAATCAAAGACTTGTCTGCCGACAAGATCACAGCCGGGACGATCAAGGGGATTACGATTGAAGGTTCATTGATTAGAGGGGGACGGCTAGAACCGATTTCTCCATCTTCTCAGTATGAATCGTATATCGAAGCGAATACGATCTTTCAAAAACGTAATTTCGATTGGCAAACAGTCCAATATTATCAATATGAGAGTTTGAACATAAGCGCTGGGAAAATCGTTCAAGAAACTGGAACGCAAAATTACAATGATCCTAAGTTAGATGGAGTATTAAACCGGACAACAATCGAATACGGGAAAATAACGCTTGATGGCGGAAAGGAATTTTCATCGGCAGACGTTTCAAAAATGCAGTTTTATGCACAAAATTCCAATTCGTCAACCGGTTTCAATGCTCTTTCCGCAATCGAAATATACACGAATGACGAATTGACCATGAGCTTGAAAAACGGGGAACAACAATACGGAAGATTACAAACAACATTGGATAATCCAAAATCGGAATTTATAGTCAAAAACGGCAGTCATTTCGAAGTAGATACTACAGGGTACACTGATATTAACTCGACCGACATAATGACCCTTCATAGTGATAAAATAGTACGGTTAGGAAATGAAGTTCTTTTGCCTGCTAAAACTATGTTACGCGGAGGAGATACCTCATCTGGGTTGGGTAATTATCACGCTTTAGGTATAAATATCAAAAAGGAACTTACAGATATATATGGTGGTTTACAGTGTAACGGAATGATACTGCTAGATTTTGTGGATGTTTCGTTAGGTTCGGGTTCTGCCGCCTACGGTTCCACGCAATACTTTTTTCAAGATGAAAACGCCAATAAAGCGGAGAATATTTTTGCTGTATTCGCTCAACCATACGGGGGCTATTCTAACGCTTGTACGGCGGGTATCGAGGCCATGTCCAGCACAGGATTTAAAGTATTTGTGCGGGGGACTGGAACAACAACGGCTGTCGGTGATAGAACCATGCGCGTATTAGTCTGTATATTTTACGAAGTACCGTAAAAAAGTGAGGTTTTAAAATGGCTATCGATTATAAAGATTATTCCTATCACAAATATATGGACGGAGTCGAAATCACCGAAACCGACACAGGGATCATTATAAGCGAATTTGACCTGATCGACGGAGACACAAAACATCATTTTGACGCCGTTTCTATCAGTTTAGATAAAGACGATGAATTCCCGGTCTTGTATGAGTTGTTCATCGTGAAAGACGCGGACACCGGAAGCATGAAATACCATCTTGATAAAACATATATCGATGGTGTTTTTCTACCAGCATACTCCGGGACTGACAAACTTCTCCACACTTTCATGGGAATCGAGGTCAGTCCATCCGGAGAAAAGAAAGGCTTTATAGTCCCACTTGTGAAACCACCAGAGAAAGAAGGGAATAGCAATGAACCAACTTGAACCAAACGTAAAAAACGAGGAAGTCAAAACGACAGGACGGCCAAAGACCGAAGCCGAGATTTCGCGGGAACAGTTGGTATACACTCAGCGTCTTGCCAATGACTTGATAATGAAGCTTGAGGGAACACAATCGTGATGGAGGCGGTCGATATGTTCGAAGGTAAAAGTCGTTACTACGGGCACTTTTATTACTGCTGGCTAAACGGAAGTGTGACAACAAAAGAGCTGTACATCCATGTCGAAAATGGAATGATAACCGAAGAAGAGCGCGCGGAAATCATGGAGAATCCACGCGGCGACGCATTCCCGGACGAAGTATAAGGAGGAAAAAACAATGAAAGTCGAAGAAATGACAAAAGAGCAATTACAGGCAGACCGAGAAATTTTCATTTATCAAACAAAGGCGTTTAATGACGAATTGCAAAAGGCGAACTATGATTTAACCCGATATAAAGCTATGTATACCTTGAAGGCTAAGGAAGTTGAAGATTTAACACTACAGCTAAAGGAATTACAGCAACAACTTAATCAAAATCAACCGAAAGCGGCGAAATAAGCGGCTTTTTTATTTTGATCAAAAAAGGAGAGAAAATCATGAGACAAAACACTGATACCCTTTACGCCTCATTCGCTGGGGGCAGCACTGGCATTTTAGCCTATTTGTTTGGAGGTCTTGATCATTTGTTAACTGCGTTCATCATCATTATGACTGTTGATTATTTAACGGGGGTTGCTGCAGCTTGGCAGGATAAAAACGTTTCATCCAAAACGGCGTTTAGCGGCCTCTTGAAAAAGGGTGCCATGCTATCCCTAATCATTGTAGCTAATCAAGTTGATATCATTCTCGGCAATGACAGCCAGTTCGCGCGGTATTCCATGATCATGTTTTTGATTGGCATGGAGGGCATTTCCTTCATTGAAAACCTTGGACGCCTGGGCGTCGCAGTTCCAAAATTCCTTGTCGATCGTTTCGAGCAGATGAAAGACGAAGACGAAAAAAACCAGAAGTGAGAAAGGATTGATCAAGCATGGTCAAAGTCGTAAAAAACTATGTTAAGGTTAACCGGTATACTCGTCCGGGATTGAAATTATCAGGGGTTAAGGGTATTGTCATGCACTGGACGGCCACGCCCGGCGCGTCGGCCCTGAATGAGCGAAATTATTTCAATGGCACATGTATTGCGGACAAACGTTTTGCCTCAGCGCATTATTTTGTGGATCGCAAGGAAGC